TGAACATGATAGAAGTGTTGACTTCTTGAATTGTTGCGTATGTCATCTCAGGCTCCTTTTGTTACAATATGTTCATATTATAGCATTTTGGCAATTATTGGTCAACCACCAAAACGGTAATACTTGAGTATTACATGCTCCAGAATGACTCTGAGCTGGGCGAGCAGAAGTGCGGAGTATTGACATCCTCTTCAAACTTCTTGCCAGTCATGATGTTGGTGCGTTCAACCATGCGGGGTTTGTAGTGCTTGGTGGCAACAATGCTGAGTTGGTCCGCTGTCCACCCTGCTTTGTTGCACAGGCGTGTGCGTGTGGCACGGGCGGCACCAAAAGTTTTGTATGCACGGGTTCTGTTGGGACCATCTGTTACAATAAGTCCAGTACCCTTTGAAACAATGTAATACATGTTGGCTCCTTTTTGTTACTCTATGCCTATATTATAGCAAATTGGGTATTTCTGGTCAAGTATTACAAAAGTATTAGTTTTTAGGTTTGCACTTGTGCCCGTGCTTGTGCAGGGGTGTATTCACTGTCGCTCAAGGTGGCTTGTGGTGGCACAGCATTGGGCAGACTGGGTACTGCATTGTCAATTTTCAAGTTTACCGCATTGACACCTGCGGTGTTGCGACCTTCACGTAGCGCACCTATCAGAGCCTGACCATATTGGTTGGCAGTGTTAGCAATGGCTTCTAAAAATTCAGCAGCCATGCCTGTTTGTGTTTCTTGGCCATAGCCAGCCAAGGCAGGAATAAAAGCAGTAATGGGCAATTGTGCGCCGGCTGTGAGCGTGGCATAGTCAATTGAAGCCAAGGATTGAAATGTGTCTTCATTGGCACTGTGCGTGGTCATGGCAGTCCAGGCAGTGTTGAGTTCAGCAGCAGTGGTGACACCCATGGCTGAAATGGCTGTGCCAACGGCTGCATCGGCGGCTGTGATCAATGCGGCCAGGGCCGCATCATATGTGAGATACGGACCTGCAGCCGGACCCGATGGTATGGTTATCAATGGAGGAACACCATACACACCAGTAAGCAAACTGACCATTTGTGAATAAATGCTGGTAAGACTGCTCAACGTACCAGCACTGATCAATGTGGACATGTTAGTGTTGACTGTGCTGAAATAATCATTGTAAGGAATGCCAGCGGCTGATCCAAAAAAGTCTGTGGTTACAAATGTACCGTTGGGCCCTGATCCTTTGGCCAATTGAGTGAGATAATAAGTAGGTACTGAGGCGGGCACAGGTGTAGATGAAGGTCCATTGATCAAATCAAGACCCTTGAGTGTGCCTAGTTTTTTTGTGTAGGCTGCTGTTTCGGCTGCTGTTTGTGTGAGTGTGGTCATTGTAGTATCGCCGCCAGTTGTTGTGTAGTGGTACCACGTATGCCTTTGACCTGTTGATAGGCAATTTGCAGTGCGCGATTGGCCTGTGCCTGTGCTGATGGTACAATCTTGGCCAAGTCATCACAGCCTTTGGGGCTCACGGTGCCAGAATTCAGTATGGATTCAATGATAGAATTTACACTGCCATCAGTGTTGTAGATCAACACAGAACCATCGGGAGTGGGCAATGTCAAACTGCTGTAACTTGTGGGATACAATTTTACAGGGTTCAGTAGATCTGCCATGGTGGCAATATTGGGAGTGGTACAGTCCAAGATCGACAGTACTTCAGTCAAGCAATCACCCCTAACATTGACCAAGGCTGGATAGGCTGCTTTTTGCAGTACATCAAATTGATTAGCAGTTAGACCATTGGGATTGAACAAACTTTGCACATTGTTGTTCACAAGATCCGCAATGTTTCGATCTGACAGTCCTTGTGCTTGCAGTGCTGTGGTCACACACGGCGTAGATCCATTGATCATGTTACCAGCCTCTGCAAGATTTTGCAACAAACTGGCTGGTGTTCCGATTTGATCCACTCGTGCAAATTTTACAGCACCACCAATGTTGGCCAGATCAGCACCAAACGCTGGAAAGGCCAAGTTAACTTTTCCTATATCGCCGGATATCAAGTTGTTCATGCCAGAGTAAGTAGGACCAAGGAAATCATCACTGTTGACGTTGACAGCACTGTTGATGATACCATTGGTAAGACTGATATAGCCCTGTGCCGCACCAAATGCCTGGGCAAACTTTCCAAAATCACCGCCACCAAGATAAGTGCTGGCTGCTGTGGTTATGCTGGTGGCATATCCTGCATTGCCCACAGTCCATGAAACATTGCTGGGCACACTGTCGCCCAGAGCAGGACAAAAATTACCACCAACGCTGGCACCTATGCTTTTGAGATTGGCCAGTGTGCCAGCAGTTATTCCAAGGCCAACATTGCCAGAGGCCAAACTAATGGCAGTTAATAAATTGGTAATTGGTGCCAATGCATTGTAGGCAGCAATGTTAGTGGTTAATACAGTGTTGGCAGTGATGGCATTGCCAGAATACATGCCCACACCGGCCCATAGTTGTAATGGTGTTGCTATTGAATCTGCCATTATTCTGCCCTCACCGAAGCGGATCCTGCTGTGCGTGGATGTCCGCAGGTGTCCGAATCGCCATCTCGTATCACTGGTTTTCCGCCCGCACGTACTGTGCCTGATCCGCCTGAGGTCACCGCCGAACAATGTATGCCGCAACCGGGTTGGCCGCAACAGGGATGTGGAGTCACTGAAACACCAGGTACAACAATGGGACGACCATTCACACGCACCGAACCCACACCAGATGTGTTAACACCCCCAGACGTGTTTGGGTCACCTCGACGTTGTACTGCTGGCATATTATCCCATTAAGATTTTACTGCGCACAGGCTTGATGCCTGTTGTTGCTTCCAAATAACTGTCCCCAACGTCTTCACGTACAGGAGCAATCATGGCTACGCTAGATATATTTACCGTGACTTCTGCCTCGGGATCTGCTGTGAACAATGAATTCATCAACTGTATACCTTGCTGTCCGGGCACCACTGCCACGGGCTTGCTCAGCGTGAGAGTACTGCTGTCAAATGCTGTGACCTTGGCCACAATCTCTTCACCATAGCCCATGCGCATGGTGTATGTTTTTCCTACTTCAACGCTCATTCTAGTTCCTTTTTAACTATTGCCAACTGATAATTTACCAAGCCCAACTTGAGCCTGTGATAAAACATGTTTACAAATGCGTCGATGCTTTGCTTGCAACGACCCAAATAGTGTTGATCATCTTCCCATAAGTAGTCGTCAAACAACATCACCCCACCTGGGCGCAACAATCCAAAACACATCACAGCATCTGCCAAGGCATCGTCTGCATTGTGACTGCCGTCCACGTAGACGAAGTCGTATTGACGTTGATCCACAATCAGCTGTGCCAGTGCAGGGAAACTCATGTTGGCCACGACTTCTACGGTTTGCCCGGGCTTTTTAATCTCTGCTGTGTTGGCACGAAAGCGTTGTTCAATGCTGCGATCTTCAGGTATGCTATCACTACTAAATGCTGTGACAGGACGATCCGCAAATGGATCAATGCAGGTAATTGTGCCTGTGTCACTGAGCATGTTCGTCAACATCCAGCAGGTGCTACGGCCTTCGTGGCTGCCTATTTCCAATATGCTGTCAACTGTTTTTTGTTTTTGTAAGTAGTTGGTGATGTAATCAAAATTGACCAGTGCATTACTGAACCAGTCAGATGAGAATTGTGGCATTACATCAACCTTTGACGCAGTTCCTGAAATCCGCCCACATACTCTTCGTCCAAAAAGATTTGTGGCACTGACCTGGCAGTTGGCACTGCTTCTAATAGTTGTTCACGTGTCCAGTTGTGACTGATGTTGCGCACTTCATATTCAATGCCTCGACTTTCCAACAGGCCTTTAGCTTGTTCGCAGAAGGCGCATTGGTCCTTGGACCATACTATGGCTTTCATTTTGTTTTCCTTTTGGGCTCTACTTTAATAATGCATGGTGAATCAATTCGATCTGACATGGCTTTGACACCATCTGCCCATGAATGCATTTTAACTGACAACCAGTCTAAAAATTGCACTCGCAAACAACGATTCTTTTCTTGAATCTTTTCAAACTTGCTCATCACGTTGCGAATATTCTGGAAGTCTTCAGAATCTCGTATTGCAGGATTAGGTTTATACATATTGTTTCCTTTTATAAATTGGGTAATTCGTCGTAGTCAAGAGAGTCTGACATAACTCCCAAAACATAATTGGTACTCTCATTTTCTTGCAAGGCTGTCTGCTTTTTGCTGGTGTCCACATGCTTCATGAACCAAGGAATGGGTGTGCTACGTGGTGCAGGTTCTAGATACTTGATACCAATCTCTTTGAGTGCGCCCACTGCTGTGTAATCCACAAAGTCTTTGAGAATGTTGGCGTTGAGTCCAATCACAGGACCTTTTTGGAACAAGTAGTCAGCCCAGGCCTTTTCTTCGCGGATCACATCCAAATACAACTGGTAAACTTCGGCTTCACATTCGGTCTTGGCTTGTGCAAAGCGTGGATCTTCTTTGACCACCTGGTTGATGATCCAAGCAGTCCAGTCCTTGTGCAAGATTTCATCTTGCAAGATCAAACTAATGATGTTGCCGTTGCCAATAAAGATACGGTTCTCAACCATGGCCAGGCTTGTGGCAAATGAAACCATGAAGCGGAAGGCTTCCAAGGCATAACTGGCGTTGAGTGCCAACCAAATGGCTCGAATGTGTGCTTCTTCAGAATATTGGGCACCAATTTCTTTATTGCAATTAATAACATGTAAGTGGTCATAGTAGTTGCCCACACTTGATGCCATGTCCACAATCTCTTGTGTGTCGTGAATGGTGTTGAACACATCCTTGGGCACGTTGTAGATGTTGCGAATGATGTGACTGTAACTACGACTATGGATGTTGGTTTCAAAGAAACTCCAGTTGTACATTAGTGCTTC